GTAGCCAAAAAGATCTTACGCTTACGTAGTTCTTCAATTTCAATCGAGATTTCCATGATTAATTTCCCTTAGTTTCATTTTCAATATAGTGATTATTTAAAGCAAGAACAGTATAATGAAGAACCTTCATCAGGTCATCTTTATTTTTACCATTCTTTTTTCCATAGCGAGAAGCATATTTAATAACATTTCCAATATAGAAACCTTCGGCATGACCAGATGAAATTATCAGATCTTGTGCTTGGACTCTATCTCCGTAATGACTGCCATATGTCTTTATTATATATGCATATAGTTCATTGATTATTTGATCTTCATTGTATCTAAATGAAAAATTTTCAGATGGCATTATTTTTTCTCACATAAAAGATTCGAGTGTTGAGCTTTTTGTATGCTCAGATGAAATAATATGGCTCTTTGTACCATTATACTGAAAAACTAGTGTGCTGTTAACTGTTTTTCTATTGCCAGCTAAGTATTCTTTTACTTCGTTTGCCATATCGGTTGCTGTTTGAACGGGAACATTTTGGCATATATGATTAGCGCTCTTTTTAGGATCTAATAATTCAAAATTATCTGGGTGTCCCATAATTGTTAATGCTTCACGATAAGTAATAAATCTATCTTCAACTGGATGTGTTAACATTGTAGGGTAATGACCGACAAATGCTCCAATAAAATCTTTTGGAATAATAACACCGCGCCGCATAATTGAACCGCCTGATTCTAATTTATCATGTTTACGAAGAGCTGATGCAGCTTCTCGTTCAAAACCATTATCCATTAACCATTTTGATACATCTGGATATTTATGTCCCGATTTTTCAATATAAGAAAAGCTATCATTGCCACGAGCTTTTGATGGTTCAACTATAGACGATAATTCTTTATGAGAAATACCACCATGAACTACTTCTAAAATATATCTATACCATGGATCTTCTGAAGGTTTTTTTGGATTGATTGGAATTTGGAGAGTATTGCCTTTAGCATTTAAAATAGTATCTTCAATTGAAGTATGTTTTCTATTATAATATTCTAATAAAGGTGTTCTATCACCTTTCCAAAAAAAGTAAAAAGATCGCTCTCGTACTTGTGGCACCCCATGAAGAAGTGATTTAGTACGATATACAGTCATACTATATCCATTTTCACGGCCAATATTATACATTTTTGTACGAATATTAGCACCAATTTTACCAGCAAATCCCGGAGCATTTTCGCCCCAAAGTACTTCAGGTGACATATCCTCCAATACAAATTTTGTAGTTTCTAATAGCCATTTATTATTTTCATTATGATCACCATAATTATGATGCATCATTGATAAACCAGCACATGGACAAACTGATGCAATTACATTAACTTTTTTAGAAGGCTTATCATTTTTATCTAATACATGATAAGGAATTTCATTATCATAATGGTTTATAATATGACGATCATTAGGCCAAAACGGTTCAAATGACATAAAGTATTCTGGTCTTGTGCCAAAAGCTTTTACAGAGCCGAGAGTTTCGCCGCCAATAAGTGGTATAATAGATGCATGCGTTACCATTTTATTTATAATCCATTGCTATACGTAATGCTGAATTAACAGCTTGATCCATATCTATGTATACATACATACCACATCGACCGATGAATGTGACTTTATCATTTTTAATTGCTTTATACTGCTCATAACATTTTCTATTAATACCATCTAAATCTTTTACTGGATAGAAACGCTCATAATTATTTTCAGTATAATCACAGGGTGTTTCAAAAGTAATAGTTGTAGATGATTTGTAATTGGTATGATATGGAATATTTTTCCATTCAGTCATTCTTGTTACAGGATTATTATCAGTAAAATTTACTGTTGTTACAGGCAATAAGCGTTCAACCGGTAGATTTACATGTTCAAATTTAATAGATCTATATGGCAAATGTCCATATAGATAATTATAATAAACATCAATTGGCATAGAATTAAAAACATGATCATAATCATTTTCCATGCTTTTATGAAATTCGGTGTTAAGCGATATTGTTCTAATATTAGAATGATCTAGCATGTTTGAAATTAATTTAGTATAACCTAGTATAGGAATAGCCTGATATTCATCATCAGGAAAATATAAATCATTCATATCATCTCGAATAGGAACACGTTGCATAATAGATGGATCAAGCTTTTCAATATTTATTCCCCACATTTTACGTGTATATGGGCGATAAAAAATGTCAATGATATTTTCAGCGCCAACAATATTTTTTGTTTCACGGTTTACTGGAAGTGTAACCAATCGACCATCTTCTAGTTTAGCTTTTACTTTATGTTTATATGGTGTCCAAGCACCAAAACGTAAAAGATAATTAAAAACACGTTCATTTTTAGTATGAAAAAGGTGTGGTCCATACTTATGTATACAAATACCAATATCATTTTTATAATCATATGCATTTCCAGCTACGTGATTATTTTTATCAATAATATCAATAATATGCCCAGCTTCTGCTAATTCACGCGCAATTGTAGCACCAGAAAAACCGGCACCAACTATAAGATATTTCACTTAGTTGCTTCCAATATATTAAAAATTTCATATTGAGTAATTGTTTTATCTAATGGATGCTTATCATATAAGCATTCACGTTGTAGTTGTGCAAAAGCTTTTAATTGACTTCTATCCATTGCTTCAATATTTGCAGCTCGAACACCAATATATGCTTCACCATAGACAGCGCCTTCTATATCATCACAAACTAAAATAGAACCTGCATCAGCAACTTGAAGAGGTCTAGCTCTCCACCAGCCTGAACCAGAATGAAAATAACCGGGCATTAAACATCCCCACATTTCCATAAAGACTTTACACATTGAAGATTCAGTCAAACGTTCTTGCTTATTTTCACCGCGTCTTTGTCCATAATACTTAATAGGCCATTTCCATGATTCTGGATTTTGAACTTTGAGCCATTTACCTGTTTTATTTTGAACCAACGACGCAAAATTCCATATAAAACTTTTATCATTAGAATCTATATTATTTTCAATAAATGCTAAAATATTATCTGGTTCTCCAAAATTATTATCTGCGCAACGGTTTAGATGGTATGGATTTGGATTAAATGCAAATACTCTATTAGTTTGCCATTTGAGATTTAGCAAATCTAGATTACCACCAGCAAAAGCAGAAATTAACAAACGATTTTGTTTATTGAGAACTGTTTGACATGCTTCAATATATTTTTCTTTATATAATTTTATGATTTCTCGTGTTTCTTTGCCTTGATAAAGATCAAAAAGATATTCTCGAAATGCTTTAGCGTCATCATCTTTTAAATCATCAAGATAATTAATAAATGCGTCATAAATCTGATTTACTTGCCAATCATCAAATGCTAATATAGCATTAGGTCTTGCAGCAATTGCATAAAGTCCGCCCCACAAACGCTGACAAAATGCTTGTATGGAATGAAGATAAACAATTACTTCGTGATATTGTGACAAATCTTCGCCGAGTAACACTGGTCGTTGCTCAACTTCAAAACCCATATCTTCTAAACACCGAATTAATGAATAGTGAGATGGAACAATACTAAGTTCTTGTTTAAGAAAATAATCACGCTTGCATTGTGCAGCATTCATTCCGGTAATTAAAATCTTTTTAGTCATATTTTATCCTTATAATTGATAATATTCAACTTCAGTTTCATTAAACATTTCGCTGGTAAGTGCACCAGATTCTACCCATTTTTGACTAACTGTTTCTGGGTAACAAGCAAATACTCGCTTAACGCCAATCTGAATTATACCCTTTGCACATTCAGAACAAACTGGTAAGCCATAAACATACATATCTGATCCATCGAGACTAGTACCATTTAAAGCTGCATTGTATATGCAATTCATTTCGCCATGAACTGTATATCGATATTTCAATTCACGTGTATTTAGCCTTTCTTCAGAATCAATAATTCCACGCGGAAATCCATTATATCCTTGTGCAAGAATTTGACCATGTTTACCAACTGCAACTGCACCAACCTGTGTCGATGGATCCTTAGACCAACTAGCTATGCTTTTAGCCAAGTCAAGATAATTAAGTGTGCGTCTACTTACTTGCATCACTTCA